CCGCTCATGTCAACCGTCAGGACGCCGGGATTCTCAGAGTGAGAGAGAAAGGACTTCTCGACCTGCATCTTGAGGTTGAGCGTGATTTCGTTCGCCATCAGAAGTTCTCCGAGAGGAGGTTGAAGTTCGCGAAGCCGGGGAACGGCTGGACGAGATCGACGAACTCGGCGCGGAAGACGCCCTGCGCGTCGGCGTTCGTCTGCACTTGTCCGAGTTGATTCCTCCGCGCACTCTGAATCATGTGGTAGTCCTCATCCTGCCTGAAGCGGTGCGTGATCTGGAACTTCTCAATCCCGATCCGCGTCGCCGTCGCGCCCGTGTAGAGAACCTGTCCGATCGGAGCGCCTTGGAAGGCGGTGAGATTTCGCCGACCGCGAGCGAGCCGGATGTTCTGGCTCCTCGTCGGAAAAGACGCGGCAGAAACAGTCTCGACGATCGTCACGTCGCTCATCCGGACGAGAACGGAGATCGGGACTCCGGCTTTGTCGATCTTGGTGCCTCCGCAGTCGACGCCCGTTGCAGTTCCGTTCGTCGGGATAGTCACGCCGCTTCGGAACGCATCGCGGAACTCGGCCGCGTAGTCGATCGTGATCTGGACGTATCCTTCCTCCTGCGGCAACTTGTCGCCGGGTTCCGCATTCTCATATGTGAAGTCGACTTCCCAAACGCCGAGCGTATCGGGAACGCTGCGGATGTTGTACGCGGTGCAGTAGATGACCTTCTCTTCCGGGAAGAGTTCGCCGACGTCGGGAAGCGTCGAGCCGAAGGTCGCGCGAACTCCCTTCGGCGTCGTGATCGTCGCAGCGTCATCCCAGATACGGAACTTGCGCGATGCCGTGACGCGGCCTCCGCTCTCGGAGTAGGCTCGCGTCTCCTGCAACTCGATGTACTCGACGGCCATTAGGCGAATCCTCCGCCGCCGGTCGATACCAGCGACTCAAGCGCTCGAACCATTCTTTCGTCATTCCTCTTCTTGTCGGAGTCTGGATACGAGTCAAACTTGAACGTCCCGAGCGCGGTCCCAACGCCTTGGATGCCTGCGGCCTGCGACGTGACGCGCTCCTCCTCGAGACGAGTCGCCTCGTTGTATGCGTCCTCGAGCGCCTTCTTTCGATCCTCCGCGGACTTCTCTGCGGCTTTCGCCGCGTCATCCTCGGCCTTCTTCTTCTCCTTCGCGAGCGCCTCGGCTTCCTTGCGCTCCTTCTCGGCCGCGTCCGCGATCGCCTTCTCTTCTTTCGCCATGCGATCGGCGATGACCTTCGCGTCGGCCTCTTCCTGCTTCGTCACCTTGTCGCGCGTCTCGTCCGCGTTCAACTGGATGCGAGCCTCATACTCGCGTCGAAGCGCGTCCTTCTGAGTCTCGGAGTTCGCATCGGCAAGTTTGTTTGCGAGTTCAAGTTCGAGCCGCTGCTCGTCGCGCAAGCCGCGCTCAAATATCGCCTTCTTCGCGTCGCCTTCTCTTTCGAGACGGCGCATCGTGATCTCAAACTCGATGTCCGCAGCCTCCTGTGCCGTCTTCGCCGCGTCCCGAGCCTCCTGCTCCTTCAAGCCAGCGACGCGGAGAATGCCTTCTCGCGCCTTCGATGCGGCCTCGATCTCCTCCGCAAGACGCTTCTCCATCTGGTCGGCAGTCTCTCCACCGAACGCATTCACAAGAGCCGAGCCGATCGACGTGCCAAGTCGATAGGCCGCGCCGATGATCGGCGTAGACTTCACGAGATTCTCGAGCGCCGTTCCGAGTCCCTCTTCTCCGGCCGTCTCGGCGAAGTCCGCGACGCGATCGAGCAACTGCACGGGGTTGATGAATCCTTCAAACTTCTTGAGGATCGACCCGCGCGAGCGCTCGAGCCATCCGCCGAACTTCGAGTCGTAGGTCTTTGCAGCGCTCTCGGCCGATGCTGCGGCCTTCTGCTCCGCGTCGACCAGCGACTTCTCCATCGCGGAGTAGTCGGCCTTGACTGAGATCGTGATTTCGCCAGCGTTCATCGGATGCTCTGCTCCACATATCGACGCGCCCACGCCTGAGAATCAGACGGCCGCGCGTCGCTGGACTCGTAGCCCTTCGCCGCGAAGAGGAGATGTGCATCGAACTCCGCGCAGGTCAGGTCGAGCGGATTCCCGAGTCCGGGTGCGGACCTTGCGATCAAGTGCGCCTCGGCGAGCCAGTCCCGCGGCCTCGGCGGTGCCGCGGGAGCGGTCATTTTCCCGCAGGAGCCTCGCGCTCATCCTCGCGTCCGAAGCCGAGGAGCCGGAGCGAGAGTTCCGTCAGCGCCTTCGGCTCGAGCGCGTCGCCGATCGCGTCAGCGAACTCGGAGCCGGCCTCGATGACGCGCATTGCGCCGGCGAGCGTGTAGCAGTCGAGGACAAGCGCAGAAGCCACCAGAGCCTCCCTCCGGGCCTTCTCGACCGCGGCGAGGACGTTCGGCTCGCCTGCGATCTCGGCGTTCTTGCGAGCGATCCTAGACCGCTCATCGGCGAGATCCGCCGTGAGCGCGATCCGCTGGCGGACGGTCAAAGGTCGAGCGGTGACGACGCGTCCGTCTGGAAGCGTCACGCTGATCGGATGTACTGCCATTCTTCTATCTCCGCTTCGCGCGAAGTGCCGCGAGGAACTCCTCGCCGTTCGCGACGAGAGATCGGTCGTCGGCACGTCGCGCCATGTAGAAATCAAGATTTGCGAGCGTGACCTCGCTCGAGTTGAGAGCGCACTTCACCGCAGTCTCCTCGTCGATCTTTCCCGGCGAGATCCGTCGAGTGATTCGACGACCGTCCTTCGTCTGGAGCGTGACGATCCAGTCGGAGGAGCCGGGAGAGAAGAGAGCGATCGTGTCTGCGCTCATTCAACCAGCCAAGTGATGACGGGTGCAGCGCCGTCCGCGTTCATGAAGTTCACCGTGCAAGTAGCCTCTCCAGAAGCGTTCGAGTTGAACGCAAACGACGAGAAGGCCGAGTTGCTTACGATCTTCGCGTCGTTCGTGCCTGCAGCGTCATACAGCGCAAGAGTCAACTGTGGACGATTCGTTCCTTCTTGCGACGATGAAAACAAAGAAGTCGCGGTCGTGACCGTGCTTGAGGTTCCGGGTCCAGCCGTGTTGACTCCGATGACGCAGTTCAGCGTCCCTTGGAGGTCGAGCAGTCCGAGCCGCATTCGCTTTCCGGTGTCGCCGAAGGAGGTATGGTCTGCCGCGAAACGCGAGAGCGTCGCCGCGTAAGATGTGACCTTGAAAAGACTCTGAGCAGACCCGTTGATCGTATAGGAGACGTTTCCGTCGCTGCCGATGAGATAGCGGTCGATTGCCATGTTTGGCTCCTTAGATGTCGTGGGCGACGACGCGCCACCGTTCGATCATCGTCCACCCGTCGTCGTTGAATGAGGGTACACCGCGAGCGACGCGCGTCGCTCGAGCCGAATCGAAGCCGGTCACGGAGATTGGTGTCGAGAGCGCGGTCGCGATCGCGTCAGCGACGTTGTAGCAGTCCAGTCCCGATGTCGTTCCCAACTGGATCTGGAACTCGAGGTCGATCTCGTGCCGCACGATGCTCCCGAAATACGGCGTCGTCCGCACCTCGGTCGCGGCAAAGATGACCAGAGGGAAGCGGTCGTTCGCCTCCGCTGAGTTGAGATAGATTCGCGTCGAGACAAGCGCCGTGAGGCTTGCCGTCGCGTAGAGCCGAGTCTTGATCGCGTCGAGGATGACCTTGCTCACGTTGCCTCCCGTAGCGCGACCTTCACTTGCACGGCGATGAGTTTCAAAGAGACGCTTGCCAAGTTCGGCATGATCGGCTTCAGATACGGTCGCTTCTTCATCCGTCGCGTCCCGAACTCGAGCAGTCGAGCGTATGGAACATTCGATCCGAATCGAAGCGTGACCGCAGAACCTTGGCGATAGACCGCCGTGATCGTGTCCGATGTCGAAGCCCAGACGCGCTCGACGCTCCACGAAGCGCGGAGCCTGTTGGTATTCACCGCCGGAGGACTTCCGGGAAGCGACGCGCGATGGTATCCACGCGCTCGGAGGTTCCGGCCATTCGCCTTGCCCTTGGCGACTCGGTAAAGCCTACCTGCTCCCGGCTTCGAGAGATTCGTCTTGACGAGTCGGCTCGCCGCGACCTGCGTCGCCGCGAGTCCCTTGACCATGCCGGAGAGGACTGTCAACCGGATTCCCTCCTGATCGAACTTAGCGCCGCTCATACGCCTAACTCCGGCTCGACTTCCGGCTCGATCTCGACGGCATCCACGACGGTCATGCTGAGATGCGGAGCCGCAAGAGTCTGCTGCAACTCTCCCGGGTTCGTCGCGCCGATGACGCGCCACGCCCTCCATCCGGTATCGGAAAACGTTGAGTCTCGGATCTCCGCGTCGATCGGGACCGACGTGCCGCGCGGGAAGAAGATCTGGACGGACGTCCGCCCCTCCTGCCGTCCCTGCGTAAACGGCTCGGACTGCGAGGACGGCTGCACGAAGCCTCGCTCGGAGATGACGCGCCCGAACGAACGGATGACTGACCCATCCGATCCGGTCGAGTAGACCGGGATGTAGATGTGGAGGTCGATACCGAAGCGCGAGATGAGCGCGTCGATGCTCAACGGAGCCTCCGGTAGCCGTCGAGGAGCGACTTCATCTCAGCGTCGATCTCCGATCCAGCGCGAAGCGAGTAGGAGTATCCGCCGAGCGATTCGCTCGACACGCCAGGATCGCGCTGCCGGCCGCGATATAGCCGCGTCGCGATCGACGTCGCGGCCTGCTCGATGTCATACGGGACGGACGTATATCCGCCAGAGTAGTCGACGAGAAAGCCTTGATAGCGACGCAGCGTGTCGCCGTAGATGATCCCGCGATCGTAGTCGATCGTGTAGTCCGTCAGGCCTTCGGTCGGTGCCTCGAGGAGCGCAGTCTGCTGCTTGAGGTCGCGTCCGGCCATCTTGCGAAGGTAGTGCGTCTTGACGTTCAGAAGCGCGGACGCTGAGAATCCGGTCGTCGCGCTGATCTGCGCGGCCATCTCAGACGTCGAGTCATGCGACGCGAACGTTAGCGTCGTCGATGTCTCATGTCCGTTCGACGCGGCTCGGAAGAGATGAACGTGCGTGTCGTTGACCGAGATCGTGCACGCGATGTCCGTCGAGATCGTCGAGTCGACGGATATTACGTTGTCGCCGCCAACGCCGACAAAGCGCACGGTTTCGACTGGATTGTGCCGCAGCGCGACGCGATCCGCGCCGTAGGTGTCATGCCATTCGTAGTACCGCTGCGAGACGAAGTTCCGGGCGCAGTAGCGCTGGATCATCGCGCTCGCGCGGTCGATCGAGTACTCGAGAACGGTGTCGTCCGTCGTCGACGTGATGCCGAGGAACGCCTTGAGCGTCGCGAGCGAGACGAGAGAGTTAGTCGAGATCGCCATGCGGTTCCCTCGCCTTCTTCTTCGGCTTCTCAGGCGGTCGAGTCGAATCCACGAAGAGCGGAGCAGGCTCGACGACGTGCCGAGCGTAGCCCTTCGATACCAGCGCCTTTGCGACGGCCTCGTTGGCGTTGATGATCGTCCCCGGTCGGAGATCGCGTCGTCCGATTCCCGGCTCGTGGATCGCGCAGTTCCGCAGGATGACTAGAAGGTCATGCATTGACGCGGCCTCCCGTTTGCATGGAAGTCGGTGAGGTACTGGTGAATCGACCGAAGATCCTCACCCGGCCAAGTGACGATGTTTTGGAGGTGTCCGATCCGAACGCGCGGACAGAGGCAGATTCGCCGTCCGGCCTCGGAGAGACGGTTCCAGAAGAAGATATCGTCGTCGATCCGGCCTTCTTCCCAGCGGCCTTCCGCGTTCGGAACGCCGAGGAAGAGCGGACGCTTGAGATCGCGCAGCGCATCGACGCGGAGGAGCGTCAAGCCGAAATGCCCGGTGTTCATGTCGAGCGCGTCGGTGTAGAGATTGTCCTCGGAGAATGATGCCTTGAGACTTCCGTCCCTCGACTTGATCGAGAAGAGCGGGAGTTCCTTGTCGCGGCCGATCTGGAGAGGACAAAGAGCAGCGACATCCGGGTTCGTCTCCATGACTTGCCAGAGGCGAACGATGTCCTCGGGATCGAAGATCGAGTCATAGTCCACGGTGAGGATGTACTTCACGCCTTCCGCGTCGATCAGTTTGTCGATCAGTCGCTCGAGACATTGCCCCCAGAAGACACCCGTCGCACGCGAAACGTCGATTCCGAGCACGGCCGACGCTTGATGGAGAACTCCTTGCGTGTCCGTCCAGCAGACGCGCGGGAGGGACATGATCGCGTGAATCTGGTTCAGCGGACGCGGAGGAGCCGGTCGCGCGTACTTCCGCGCCGTGACCGAGATGCGCTTCGTCGTCTTGTTCCACGACCATCCGGAAGTGCCTCCGATGATCTCGAAGCCTGCGAGATTGAGCGTCCTCGACAACTTCTCGCGGTTCCAGATAGACCTTGCTCCGCTCTTCTCCGTGTCACCGAGGAGCAGCGCCTCCGTCTCCGGCTCTCCTGCGTTGTATGCCTCGAGCACCCCGTCGAAGTCCGGGACTTCGAGCGTGAGCGTCCCTCCGTCCTTCAGTTGCGCGGCGATTCCGCGAAGCCATCCGACCGCCTGCTCGGTTGGAATGCGAGTAAGCCCGTCTCCGATGTCAGCGCCTTCCTTCAGTTCTTCCATGTTGTCTCCTGCCTTTCGGCTCCGGAATAATAGAGCGGCCGCGGACAAGCCGCGACCGCTCCGGGAGAAAGAAGAAGGTTGGTCAGCGGAAGAAGATGTTCGTCACGCCAGCCTCGGTCGCGGACGAAACCGCGTCCGAGCCATCCGAGAGCATGATGTTCACGGTCTGCCGGCCGGAAGCCGTTCCGCCCGTGAACTTGAGGTACCGCTTGCGTCCCTTCAATGGGAAGCCCAGGACGAACTTCGGCTGGGTCGATGCGATTGAAGTCGTGACGACGGTGTAGTCGGTTCCGGCAACGAGTCCCGTCATCGCTTCCCATGTCGAGTTGTCGTCCGAGTGCTCGACCTTGCAAGCGGTCGAGACGGTCCCGGCGACGGTCGCGTTGTACATCACAAGCGCATATCCGAAGCCCTTCGTGTCTGCCGACGCGGTGAGCACGGTTGCCGCCGCGTTTTCGACCGCCGTCACGATCTTGATGTTCTGGAGACTGTTCATGGTGTCCTTTCGGATGAGGGGCCGGAGGATACTCTCCTCCGGCCCCCGTCCTGTTCAATCTCAGCCCGTGACGATCTGTGCTGCGCCCATCTCGGCAGCGGACGTTCGTCCATCCGCCGGGTTGGTTAGCGTGCAGACGAGAACGCCAGTCGTAAAGACCGAGCCGCCAACAGCGGTGACCTTTAGGTAGCGCTTCTTCCCTCGGAGATCGACGTTGTAGATGATCTTTGCGTTGTTCGTCAGAGTCGCGGCCGAACTTGGTGTCCAGTCGGTTCCGGGGGTGAATCCAGAAATCGCCACGTGTCCAGAGCCAGCCGTATCGCTGTGCTGGAGCGCGTGATTGGTGAGGACAGTTCCGAGGCTGTTCGTCGTGGGAGAGGTTCCCTCGAAGAGAGCGATCGACGCATAGGAGAAGCCAGCCGTGTCGAACTCGGCAGTCATCAGCGCGCTCACGGCGGTCACGCCGACAGTCGCGCAGACTTGCTTGTAGTTTGCTCGCATAGTGAGATCCTCCTTCGGATCAGAGACGGAACTTGATGACGCCGCCAGTTGCGGAAGATCCGCCGACGTTGGCGCACACGATGTCGACGCGCTCGGTGCCACGAACAACGCGCTCGTCCTGCTCGAACGCATTCAGCGCCGAGTCGGAGAAGGCGATCGAGGTGGCGCGACGGTCGCCGAGATAGCACGACTGCGAGATGTCGCCGATGTACGCGACCACCGAGTCGCCTGTCGATGGCGTGTACGCAATGACTTGCGTGAACTCGACCGGGTAGCCGAAGAACCGCGGCTCGCGGAGTCCGGCAGCGACTTCCGCAGCGGTCGCACCGCCGGCAGCGAGCGCGAGACGCTCGAAGACGGCGTGGTAGGTCGACTTGTTGCAGTAAATCTTGATGTTGTTCCGCTGCGCCGCCCAAGCCGGAAGCAGACCGATCGCCGAGCCAACGTCGGCTGCGGTGATCGCACCGTAGGACGTCTCGCCGGAGTCGCTGATCTGGTACGTCGTGTCGGTCAGCGCATTCGCGAGGCCGACGACGCCGCCGTAGGTCGAGGTGCCGTCGCCGTTGAATCCCGCGTCGTCCTCCTTGAACGCGAACTGGTACGCGATCTCGTTCGCGACATCCGAAGCGAGGTCGATGACCGAATCTTCGAGGAGTTCATTCGAGACGGTCGTGAGCGCCGTCAACTTCTTGGCGACGAGTTGCACGTTGTCGAAGCCCATCGTCGACTCGGTTGCCGCGATCGCCTCGCCGACCCAGTACGCGGTGAGTCCGGTGTTCTTGCGCGGGATGCGGAGCGTGTCCGAAGCCATCCGGTAGATCTTCGCGTTGCGACGGAAGACGCCATACTGCTCGCGAAGCGTGACGAGTTCAGCGGCCATCTCGTCGGGGACGAGGAAGCCGCCTTGCGTGTTCACGCCTTCGGTGTGCGCCTTGACCTGAATGCCGAGGTTCTTGCAGTAGTCGAGGGACTTCTTGTGGCCGAGAGTCGCAAGGCACCACGTGCCGAACTTCCACGCCATCTCCTTCGAGGTGAACGCCTTGCGGCCGACAGAGTAGACCGGAGCGCGTTCCCACGGCTTCTCGTCGACGTTCGCGACGGCCGAGAGGCCGCGCGGCATCGAGTCCATGCGAGCAGCGATCTCGCGGCGGATGGTCTTGGCCATCGTCTCCTTGTCCTCTTCCTTCATCATGTCGTTCTCGACGCCAGCCGAGATCGTCACGTCAAGGTTCTCAGGATCGACCGCCATGCCTTCCATGTCGGTGATCATGTAGTTCTCGAGGATCAACTTCTTCTGCATCGCAACGCCGTCAGCGCCCTTGATGCGACCCGCTCGCTCGAGCGCGGTCTTGAACTGGTCGGTGTTCATCGTCTTCATGTTTATGCCTTTCGATTCCATGCGACATCCGTCTCTTCCGAGCAAGGCTTGCGTTTCAGGCGACTTGCCGTAGCGCTGCCGAACGATCAGAGCCAGATCCGGCCTCGAGCGCGAGCCAACTCGCGATCGACGGCCTCGGATACCTTGATCGACCGAGCGGCCGACGTGGATGAGGCCGCGGGAATGCTCACCGAGACGACGGTGCGCTTCGGAGCCTCGACTCCGAACCACTTCCGAGCCGCGGCCGGCGAGCAGATTCCCTTCTTGACGGCCGTGATGAGCGCCTCGGGATTCGCCTGCAATGGAGCGAGCGACACCTCGAGCAACTTCCAGCGCGAGAAGATCGTCTGCACCTCGTCGCCGTACTTCTTCTTGTCGACGTCGGTCGCGCGACGGACACCGCCAGCCTCGGGAACGTATCCAACCGAGACGGCGCGGACGATGCCCTGCCCGACGAGACTCGCCGCAACCTCGGGGAAGAACTCCCCGGAGTATCCGTCCGGCCGCTTCGCGAAGACGAACTCGCCAACTATGTCACGCTCTCGACGCTTGAGGTCGACGGTCGTGCCGACCGGAGTCGCGTAGTCGTGATTCCAGAAGAGCGTGGGATTCTGCTCGAACTCTTTCGAGTTCATGCCTGCCGGGATGAGGACTTCGCCGTCGCGGTCGAGCGTCTCGGCGGTGATGACCGCGGTGAATCCCTTCGCGGTTCCCGACATCTCGGCGATGAGCGCCTTGCGCTTCACTTCGACTTTCATCAGTCCTCCATGATGCGACGGGCCTCGGCCTCGGCGCGTTCGTAGATTTCGCGGTTCTCTCGGATCGACTGCTTGTCGATCGCTTCCATCTCGGCCTTGAGTTCTGCTTCGGCTTCGCGGAGGATCGCCTCTGACTCATCGTCAAGAACTGGCTGGAGCGAGCATCGGCAGTTTGGATGCAACGGCGGGCCGTCGATGTCCTCGTAGTCCATCAGCATTTCGCGACGATTTCCTTCCGCGTCCGGAGTTCCGAAGAGGAGATCGCCTTTCTGATAGAACGAGTCCTCGAGTCCGACAGCGTTCTTCGAGAACGCATCGGACGCGGCCTCGCAGAACTCGCACGGATCGGGTGCGAGGAGCCAAGTCTTCCCGGTGACGACACCGGATGACTTCCACGCCTCGACCTCGGCGCTTCGGCTCGCGCGTTGCGCTTCGGTCCTCGCGATCGTGATCGCGCGTCGCGTCGTCGCTCGCTCGCCGTCGCCGTCCTTGACCGCCCAGACCTTCACGCGCTCGGCGATCTGCGGGATCGTCTCGCCGTTCGCAACGCCGTCGCCGATGACCTTCGAGAACTTGACCGCGGTGTACCGATTGACGGCATCCGCGGCGCGATTTGAGAACCGGATCGACGCCGTTCGCGCGTATGCCTTGAGATCGTCGCCACGCTTGTCGAACGTCGCTGGAAGCGCGGCCATCTTCTCGAGCGTCCTCTTGCCGAGTTCGATTCCCGCGACGAGAGAATCCTCGAGATACGGCCGCAGCGCGTCCACGATGTCCTTGCGCCAGCGCTTCGACTGGAGCAGCGTCTCGACCTCCGCGGCGAGTTCCGCGGTCGGTGCCTCGGCCTTCTCGATCTTCTCGAGGACGGCGCGGACTTGCTTGTCGAGGACGCGGCCGACGCTCTTTCCGACTTGCTCCTCGCGCTCGGTGATCTTGTCGAACTCGCGGAGCGCGTCCTTGCCCGCCTTCGTGAAGATGTGCGGCGTCTCGATCTCGTCGGACTCGATGGCCTTCGTCCAGATGGCATCGAGCGAGATGCGCTCGGATGGCTT